GTATTGATATTATGATACTTTACCAGGTTTGTGAAGTGTGGATGTTTTTTCAAATATGCAATCAAGTCATTACAATGTGAACACTTGGGACTGAATACAAGTATACAAGACATCTCTTGTATTAGTTCATTTTTTATTTGTAAAAAAAAATAACGCATAATAGTAAATGGATGTTGTCATCTTTTTTCTTATTATCCTGATGTTAATTCTTATTACCCAGAAGGAAGGATTTATTGAAAGGTTTGGACTTTCAGGTCACAAAAAGGAAGCTGATTATTTATTAATTGATGATACACTTACAAACACATTAGGGATGGAAGAGGTTTCTGTTAGAGTTGGACCCCATCACCTCCAAGAGATAATTTTGAATGCAAATAAATATATTCAAGATAAGGTTGATGATTGCTCTTATATTATTGAGACAAGTGAGATAAAACAATTTAAGGGACCCTTGAAAGAAATTGTTCGTGTTATGTTCATGTGTGTTCGCAACAAGGGTTTTGCTTATGGTTTCGCTGTAACTGTTGATGCTGATTACAGAACTGCTCAGATTTTAGGTGCTAGAACACAACCCTTGGGTGTTGATTCTCCCAGTGATGTATCACCATATGTTACAGATGGCACTGCTCGTGAATTCACAAAGTATGAGATTATCAAAGAGAAGGTTGCTTTGAATCGTGATTATTTTAACGAAGTTGCGTGGGAGAGCCAAAGAAATAAAGTTCTAGAAAGATAAGACACTACTATGAGATGTTGCGAGTAAGTGATGTTCAGAAAGTTGATTACGAAAGAAAAAGAATTCGTAAAGAGATTTATCAGAAGATATATGAACAGTTTTGTAGGAAAATAAAATTAAGCACAGAAATGGGTTATAAATGTGCTATATTAACTGTCCCAAGCACTGTTTTTGGATATCCAACTTTTGATAGAGCAGTAGCAGCTGAATATATAAGACGTCAGTTTTCAAATGGTGGTTTTGAAACACGATTAGTGGATACATACAGTATGTATGTTGCTTGGAACATTCAGAAGCGTTCAAAAAAATTACAAGATAAAAAACCAGAACCAGAGGCAGAAGAAGATTACGAAATGCCAACCCTAATGAACTTGAAAAAGGCAGCGGCTAAATATAAACGATAACGGGTGCGTAATGACCCCTCAAAAAAAACACACTTTTATGATAAATGGATCAGAACCTCAGTGTTTTAGTGGAAGCTAAAGATGAATACCAGGGGATAATGGTCACAGTTATGATGGAACCTATGATAAAAGTGTTTCACGAAATGTTTATGGAATCCCAACGAATGTCTAAAGGACGAAAGGTTCTTCAGATGTTCCAAAGTTTGTTGAAGGAAGTTCCAAGTTGGTCTAATACAATGTCTCGCACAAGAGCATCTGAAATTGAAGGAACTTATTCTTCATTCAGTGAGCTTTTGGCTGCTGTTTTGGTGAGTAATGTTAAGATTTTGTCAGCTGTCCGTATTCAATCAGGTAACAGAAAATTGTCCCTAAAACTTCCAACAAACGATGTGTTTATTCAGACCGTTTATAACAACGCTGCTAAAGATTTGTATGATGACCCATATGTATTTACAACAAGTCAATCTGAATATGAAAGAAACAAACAATTGGAACAGCGTTTTAGAAAAATTATTTTGGATACAATTAAACAAAGTATCCCAGTTCAAGAAATCCTCACAACTTACATGACACCCCAAGAAAGTGGTGGAAATGAATTGGATGTTGAAGAAAGCGAACCAGTGGATGATGATGACTTGGAACAAAGCTACGGTGAAGAAAAACAAGAAGGAGAAGAAGAAAGTGGAGATTTGGATGGGGGTGTTCCATCTCCACCACCATTGGATGAATACCCTAATGGTCCCCCAGTTGATGCCCCAGAAGAGGTTAAGGGTGACGAAGAAGAACCTGAAATTGATCCCTCAAGTGTTCCATTTGAAACTGAGGTTGGTGTTAAGACAATTCCAACCAGTGACACCCCAGAAGAAGATGATGAGGATGAAAACTTGTTTGATGATGCCCCTGACGCTCGCATAAAAAAACCCCAATATATATAAATGGAATTGAGTGAGACACTCCGAGACCCAATGGGCGCCGCCATGGTTGCCGCGGGTATGACAGTTGCCTACCTCTACATCAAGGAACAACTTAATAATGAACCCAAAAAAGAGCTAAATGCTTACCTCAAGCCAGCTGCTCTTAATGCTGCTATGGTATACTTTATTATAGATCAAGGTATATCTCAGCGTGAAATGATTTCTACAGAGCCATTCTAGACTTAAAGATTTTGAGTAATATATATGTATAAAAAATGGCTTCCGTCTCTGTCAATGGTTTTATTCTTGTGATGGAAGAGTTCATCGGAAAGCTTAAACTTGCATTCCCAGAAAAGGTTGCAGGTCTTAAGCAATTCGAAACCAGTTTTGAACTTCTCCGCGATACAAACCCCCGCAAGCTCGTGGAGTTGTATTTTGCAGGACTTTCGCCTTATATCGATAAGATTAAAAACAAAGACGAAAGCTTTATTCTTGAGGACATCTCAAAGATCGATGTGTTGAAACATATTAAAATTGATTCCCTTTGGGGTAGTGCGAAGCCAGGAACCCAAAAGGCTGTTTGGGAATACCTTTTGTGTTTGCACAAAATGTCACTTGAAATTTGCACTAAAGCTGGAAACCAAGTTGGAGACATGATGGATGCAGTCAAGAATTTACAGGCTGGCGATGTGTCTAAAATGATGAACAGCCCAGATGTAACCAATATGTTGGGTGGTTTAGACACTGGTGATATTTCACAAATGATGAACCAAGTCAATGGAGATGACATCAAGAAGATGATGAATGACATTGACCCAGAAACCTTGGAACAAATGGTAAAAAGTATGGGGAGTTTGTTTGGTGGAATGATGAAAAAATAAATCATTATAATATAATAAATGGAGGTTCCACCCCAAGAACAAACTTGGTTTGATAATCCAGCTATATTTTTTGATGTCAATAGAGTTCTCAACTTTTGGCCTACTGCCTCTCAGACATCAGAACAACGAGTGAATGCCACATCACGATTTATTGTGTATGCGGTATGCTTGATATATTTACTTAGACGAGACATTAGAATTTTTGTATTGGGAATTATGATGCTTGCTATCCTCTATATAATGTATAAGTCAAAAATGATAAAAGAAAACTTGTTTCGACCAACTAACTCAGACGACCAAGCACGTGGGAATTGTCAGCTCCCAACCTATGACAACCCCATGGGTAATGTGTTGATGTCTGACTACGCCAATCCTAACAGACCACCTGCTTGTTATGCGGAAAGTGTTTCACCAATGATTAAACAAGCATTGGATGACACATTGCCTTTTGACGCTGGTCGTTCAAGATCCCCACTTCCATCTCAGCAGAGGGCTGCCGCGGCAAGACAATTTGTTCCCTCCCCCGTGACAACAATCCCAGGTGACCAAACAGGTTTCGCCGAATGGTTGTATGGACCAAAATTTAGACCCATGTGTAAGAGTGATGGTACCGTGTGTAGCCCAGATGCTCGGGGTGCTCAACTTGAACAATTCCGAGGTTTGGATTGGGCTGGTAATAAGCGTAATTAAATCTTAGTAAATAGTAATAATGTCATTTCAGTTGCAACCTGATATGCAACGTCTTGAAGACAATGCCGTCCCAACCAGGGGAGCTACAGAAACTGTTTTCACTTACCCAGAATCAACTAGCAAGAACTATGGTGATTACAGCTCCCGTCCAAACACAATGTTGTATGGCACAGCCCCTTATATGGCTGGTAAAGGTTCCCCAGCCGCCCATATTGATGTGAGCGATGAACTTCGTCCACAATCTACCACTCGTTTTGGTAAAATTGTCACAAACAATTACGAAAAACAAATTTTCCCAATTGACAACTCAATGCCAACTCCTCCTCTTCCCAGTTTATATGAACCCCGAAGCTCCCGAGCGGAACTCCAGAATGACTTGTTTGATATGCGATATAATAAAAATATCAACAACTAATAAATGGCAGATCCAGTCTCCGTTTTGGCGTTAATGGGATTAGTTTATACAGGTAAAAAATTATCTGAACAACCCGTCAACAATAGACGACCAGTAGTTACAGGAACACCAGTTTCTACTGCCCCTGTTGAAACCGTTCAATATTCACAACCTGAAACTGAAGCTAATCTCAACACTGATTTTACAATAAACAGTGAAGAAAGAGCCCTCGTAAGTGGCGAAGAAATGCCAGTTTTCGCCGACGTTGCTAAACAAGAAAGAAGTAGCGGTAGTGAAGTTATGGATATGAAAGACCGTTTTGTATCTGATTTACAGGTTCACAATAACCTTTCCCCTGTCCCACAACAAAAGGTTGGTCCAGGTTTGGGTGTTGATTCCTCAGTTCCAGCGGTTGGTGGTTTCCAACAAATGTTTCGTGCTATGCCAGAAAATGTAGGTTCCTATCGCCTCACAACCCTCCCAGGGCGTTCTGGTCCAGCTAGAGATGTTTCAGGCGGTAGAGGTCAACTTAAACCCGTAGTCGGACATAACAAACCAGAGAAAACCTCCTTCCTTCCAGAAAGACGACCACCAGTTTTTGGTCGCGGTCAAGGACAAGGTGGATCTCTCAATGGTGTTGCTGTCAGGCAAGAACACGAAAAAACAAAAAGATCAACAAATCGCTCCCAAACTGGCACAAGAACAGATGGTTTGGAGTTTGCTTCCGCCAAACGACTTGTCCCACATGGTTCAATCGCCCAAGGTCCAACACGAAATAAATCAGATGTTGCCGATGGTCAATACAAATACATGGATAATATTCAACCAGGTATTACAAGCTTCTATGGTGCTTATGAAAACTCTACACTTGTCGAGGCTGCAGGTAATAAAATTAGAACACCAGAAGAACTTGCTCAATACGGTCTTCGCCTCAGTGAGCGCCGTGCCAATGCTGAATACCGCAAACCCAACTCTGGTCGTATGAATGTCCGTGGCAACCCACTCCAAGCCTATGGTATGGTTACAGCTGTACGTTCCGACAATACCCGTATGGATGGTAGAACAGGGGGTGTTAATGGTGGTTGGACACAACAATATGTCAAACCTAAATATCAACAACTCAACCCATACAAGGGTAATAAAAACCCACGCCTCGACCTTGGAATCGCCCAAAGACAACTTGCGGAAAACCCACTTGCCCAGACACTTTACAAGTAATTTCAAAAAATATACATTAAATCAGTCATTAAAATTATATCCCTAAATTTTAATGGGTGACTACATCTTAGACATAGATAGTGGTGATAGAAATACAAATCTATTTCCAGATGTATCAAATTTGGAAATATATTTGGAAAATGAA